GTTTTGAATTTAGTCATACCTTGTAGCTCTCCGTTGCGCTTTCGACCAGGGGATTGTATTCGACTTCGACCGTCCAGTTGTCATCGTAATCGAATGCGATAGCATCGGCTGCTATCTCGTAAGCTTTGACTACTGACTTCGAAAACCCTACCGCTTCGGTGTTACCGTCGCCGATAACATAACGTGCGGGATCGGGTCCATGATATGTCGCAGTAATTAGATACATTATTGATTCTCCCTAATGTTGATTGTATAAGGCTCTCGCCTGGTGTTGATTATAGCTGATTATGCGGGTTGATGATATTGGTCACGGGCACACACACAAGAGAATTAAGGTCCCGGCATGTCGAGGTAGTGTGATGATAGGATTCGCTCGAGGTCCTGGCCCGTCGATCTCCGCCCCAGGCGCTCGAGGTTCTGGGCAGCAGCTCCTCGAGGTCCAGGTCCAGGCGAAAGCTTTTCGAGCTTTGCATAAAAATGTTATCCCGCTGCTGATAAGAATCCCGCGCCAGGTCGGTGGGAGCTCGGCCCAATTCGTGGGGATATCTGCTCTCGGTCCCGTCCGGATCGGTCTTCGAGTGGCGCGAGCTCGTGAACGCTGTCCCAAAATCGGGCGCATTATTGGGCCAATGTGGGGATCTCGATTCTGCCCAGTTTGAACATTTTCATTGATCGCCAATTGCCCAGGTAGACGAGACTGCAACGAAAACCAGTTTGTATTTCAAACCAGTTTGCACCACAAACCGGCCTCTGTTATAGATGGGCTGCTTGCAGCGACCTTTAGGTTGTTGCTGTTGCTGTTGCCGTTAGGCCCCCCTTTTACATTTACATCTTTCCCTATATTGTCCCAACACACCGGAGGGGGAAAACAGACTCTATAAGAGAAAGCTAATTAAGGTCAGAGATATACACAAGGAAAGAACTTATGATCTCTGATCACTTACAAGAACAAGGAATGAGCTATGTTCAGCATCTACGTTTTACTGTCCATCTGTGTGCTGTACTTCTCGTACTTTCTTGTGTTACTTTAATTCACGGTATAATGCCTTTCATTTGGACGGAGAAGGTCTCTTCGACTATAGGTAGGCTACACCACTCATTTCAAGAGAAAAGCCCGTAGAGGGCAATACAGGAGGTCTGATGGCACATATCCCAGGACATGTAGGTTATAATGGAGGTGGCCCGGTTCCAGATCGGGTAAGTGACGCAATGGGTATTGCAGGAGAACAAGCATCAAGGAGAGCCAGTGGGATGAATACAGGTCTTCCGTTGACAGCGGGAGGACAGCCTGATCCACAAGGCAGCATGCAGGGGATGTTCCATGACTGGTTAAGGAACAAGATTCCTCAATTACTCCAGATGTTCATGCAGGAAATGCAGGGTAGGCAGCAAGGAGCGCCGATGGGCCCACCACCTGCCAGCGCTGGAGGAGGTCCAACACAGCCTGGATTGTTAGGTCGTCCATACTGATATGGCGCACGTTACGTCACGGCACATAGAAGTTGATGGGAAATTTTACCTTGTCGGTGGTCCTAATGATGAGATTATTGGTGGACCCTACGCTTCTGCTGCTGAAGCCGATAATCAAAGCATGTTAGCATCTCAGATGGTGGGGGAAGCTCCGATAGGGGACTATAAATATTTTCTCTCAAGCCCAGTAACAAGCACAAGATTTGAGGGTAGGCCATTTGCTCCTCCAAGAGCAGAATCAGTAGAAACTCCATCTTGGATTGACAATGTGATTTCCAGGGTTATAGAGGAATTTAGAGGGCCCGTAGGGGATAAGGCATACAGACAGCCCCCAAGACTGGATTGGAAGAAAACAACATGGCCTGTAGTGGATTGGCCGGGGATTAGTCCGGGGAGGAAGAAAAGACCGAACTTACCTGAAGTTGAGGAATGGAATCCCTCGAATGATTACAAAATAAAAGTTATCCGTTGAGTGGAAGAGGTCTGTGGTATATATTTAAGTAATGCGTAACAGAAACTATTCGAGGGAGTATCAACGTAACCACTCTAGCCAAACAGCTAAAAGAAGAAGAGCTGCCAGGAATGCTGCCAGGAGGAGAATGCTTAAAGCTGGGAGAGTTACAAAGGGGGACAATAAAGACGTACATCACAAGGACAGGAATCCGCTTAACAATAGCGCAAAGAACATCTCTGTAGTTAGCCGAAGCAAGAACAGACAGGTGGGTGATAGCCCTGGCAGACCAAGAAACAGGAAAAGAGGATCATGAGAACGGTAAAACAGGAAGCTTTCATAGATGCGTATTGCTTGACAGGCAATGCGAAGAGATCAGCTGTAATGGCTGGCTATCCAGAGAAGAGTGCCAAACAGAAAGGGCATGATCTCAAGGTTCAATTTATGAAAGAGATCAAGGATCGGATCGAGAGGAGCGTTATGGATGCTGCTCCGGTCGCTTTATCCGCTATGAGATCACTGGCTGCTGAAGCAGCTTCAGAGACAGTAAGGCTTGCTGCGAATAAAGACTTACTGGACAGGGCAGGACTAAAGCCCACAGACCGCATAGAGCAGCAGATTTCCCATGTAGAACATACGTCTACGGATGAATTAAAGAGAGAGCTTGAAGCTCTCGTAGGTACAGAGGAGGTAGAAGAGGTTCCATCAAGGTTGAACTAAAGGAGTATTATTATGGTGAGAAGTGTGATATTAAGAAACCCGCATGTACGGGCAATGGATAGATTCTTTGAATCTGCATTAGACAGGAGTTTCAGTCCCTTTGCTATTATGGATAAGGTATTGGATTCAGTAATGGATAACGTGCCACCGGCACATGGGCAGGAATTCACTTTCTACAAGATGGTTCCAGTCCATTATCGTGTAGAGCATAAGGAGGACGGTTCCGTGCATTACAATATCGTCAACGAGGAAAAAGATGCCGATACAGAGATGCAGCCTGAAGAGCGGTAAGAAAGGTTGGAAATGGGGAAAGTCAGGTAAATGTTATGCAAGTAGAGCCAGTGCACAGAGGCAAGCAAAAGCAGCTTACGCCAGTGGCTACAAGGGCGGAGTTAGAAAAAGCAGTAGAAATCGCTAGAGAGATTAGGAAAAGAGAGCGATACAATCGAATAGAATTCTACGACCCATATCCCTACCAGAAGAATTTCCATGACACTGGAGGAAGTGCCAACCAGAGATTACTGATGGCTGCAAACCGTATAGGCAAGTCCTATTGCGGAAGTGCAGAGATGGCGTATCATTTGACTGGCTTATACCCTAAATGGTGGAAGGGTCGTAAGTATCGTCAGCCCATCACAGCATGGTGTGGTGGTGTATCTAACGAAACAACGAGGGACATTGTTCAACATGAATTATTGGGTTCCCCCGACGACCCTGATGCCTTTGGTTCCGGTACGATACCGAAAAACTATATAATAAAGACCGAAAGGAAGCCTGGGGTCCCTAACGCTAAGAGCATGGCACTGATTCGTCATGTTTCCGGTGGGAACTCTTCTTTATTCTTCAAAGCCTATGAAATGGGCCAGGAGAAGTGGCAGGGACGTTCAGTAGACTGCATATGGCTCGATGAGGAGCCCCCAAGGGATATATATTCCCAGGCAGTTACAAGAACGCTGGACAGGCAGGGAATGGTCTATATGACATTCACACCAGAAAACGGCATGACAGAGACCGTTGCGTCCTTTCTGAACAACATAAAACCGGGTCAATCTATCAATAATGCGACCTGGGACGATGCTTCTGAGAAGATAAGGAGTATGAAAGGTCATCAAGGCCACCTTAATGAGGGTGTAATGGAGCAAATTCTCTCCAGTTACAGTTCTCACGAGCGGGAAATGAGGCGATATGGTCGCCCATCTATTGGTTCCGGGCTCGTATTTCCTATAATGGAGGAGAAGATAATTATTGATCCCATTGTTATTCCAGACCATTGGCCTAGAATATGCGGGATTGATTTCGGCTTTGACCACCCCACAGCGTGTGCTTGGATAGCCTGGGACAGGGATGAGGACGAAATATATGTATATGATTCTTATAGACAAGCTAAAGCACCACCTGCGGTGCATGCAGCAGCTATAAACTCCAGACCAGCGTTTATACCTGTCGCATGGCCCCACGATGGCAATAGACGCGACTCTATGGGTAATCCTGGCCTTGCAGACCAGTATAGACAGCTTGGGTGTAACTTTTTACCCTTCCACTTCGAGAATCCACCCGCTTTAGGGGAAAAGAAGGGCGGTAACTCGATTGAAGAAGGGATAATGTTCATGTTACAGAAAATGGAAGACGAAAAAATACATGTGTTTGCCACTTTGTCAGACTGGTGGGAAGAGTTCAGAATGTATCACAGGAAAGAGGGCAAAATTGTGCCCCTCAATGACGATTTAATGTCAGCAACCAGATATGCGGTAATGTCGTTAAGGTTTTCGGTCTCAGGTAAAGACCCTACCTGGACTAAAGACATCCGCTACGGAGAGTACGGGATTATTTAATGGCAAAAGAAAAAATATCTGATGAAGAACTGATCGCTAGAATAGATCAGGAAATTACAGACTCTCTAGGGTACGGGGATGAAGTCTCTACGCAAAGGGAAAATGCTATGGAGTATTACTATGGCTTACCCTTTGGTAACGAGGTGGAAGGCCGTTCCCATTTCGTAGACACTACCGTACAGGATACAATAGAGTGGATTAAGCCCTCTTTGATGCGTATTTTTGCATCTGGGGACCAGATGGTTACCTTCACTCCAACTGGCCCAGAGGATGTGGACTCAGCTAAACAGGCCACTGATTACGTCAACCACGTCTTTATGAAGGACAACCCTGGCTGGGAAATCCTTTATTCCTGGTTTACTGACGCTCTATTACAGAAGAATGGGATCGTTAAGGTCTGGTGGGATGAGAGCGATGAGTGGAACCGTGAGGAATACAAAGGGCTCACGGACATGGAATTACAGGCTCTTATCTCTGACCCCAGAGTAGAGGTTCTTGAACACACCTCTCCAGGGGTGGAAGAAGGTGATGCTTATGGCTCTGGACCCTCAGAGGGTCATCATGTGGTTATCACAAGAGATACTAGTAAGGGCGTCGTAAGAGTAGAGAATGTTCCGCCTGATGAGTTCCTCATATCGAGAATGTCCAAGACGATACAGGACTCTAGTTTCGTATGTCACAGGGTAAAGAAGACACTCACAGAATTGAGGGAGATGTATGGAGATGTTGATCCAGATGATCTTTCATCTGGGAGCGATGATCGCCCTATAGGGAACGAGAGAGCCTCACGATACCAATTTGACTTGTCTGATGATTCAGTTGTTTGGGGAGGCGGAGAGAAGCATGGGGCTGATGAGTCCATGTGGGAATACTGGCTGCATGAATGCTTCCTACGCATGGATTACGATGGAGATGGAATCGCAGAGCTTAGGAAAGTCTGCCTGGTAGGAAGCCACATACTTGCCAATGAAGATATAGACAGAATCCCCTTCGTATCGCTTACCCCGATAAAGATACCGCACAAGTTCTTTGGAATGTCCATAGCAGATTTGACAATGGACCTTCAGCTCATCAAGAGCACGTTGATGCGTAATCTCATGGACAACATGTACAACCAGAACTTCGGTCGATACGCAGTCCTAGAGGGACAAGCGAATTTGGACGATTTGCTCACGCAAAGACCGGGCGGTATAGTCAGGGTTAAATCACCCAATGCCGTGATGCCTTTAGCTACACCCCCGCTACAGAATTACTCATTTCAGATGCTGTCTTACCTTGATGGTGTTAGAGAATCACGATCAGGGGTCAACAGTAATACCCAGGGGTTAAACGATGACGCTCTGAAGAGCCATACCACGGCTACAGCCGTAGCGCAGGTAATGACAGCTTCTCAGGCCAGAGTGGAACTTATAGCTCGTAATTTTGCTGAAACAGGCGTAAAAGAGTTAATGAACGTGATTTATGAACTCGTTCAGAAGAATCAGGACAAAGAGCGGGTCGTTATGCTGAATAACGAGTGGGTAGAGGTTAGACCGGACATGTGGAGGGATAAAATGGATTGTTCCGTGTCTGTAGGGTTAGGACACGGTAACAGAGACCAGCAACTGATGCACTTGTCAACTATGTTGAATTTCGCGTCACAAGCTATGTCTGGTGGGCTAAGAATCGTTACAGAACAGAATTTATACAACATGGGCGC